GTCCGCGTATATGCGCCGAAAAGTCAGCAGGGAAGTAGGTGCCGAGCTCACACCGAGCTCTCCTGTCCCACTCGAGGACCTGGTTGATCCTCGTGTGAGTGGACAAGACCCCCGTGTTAGCACACGGCTTGGGCCACCTCTGCTTTCCTGGTTTGATCTCTTGTGGGCGAACTCTCTTATTCTTCCCCCCCCTGCCAAGGTACATAACATTGGTACACATGCTGGCGTATGTATCAATGTATGTACGGGGGATGAAGGCGTCTCCGCATTGTACGCTGTCAGTTGGCACAGCCACACCAGTGACGTGTGCCTCAACAATGCGGGAGATACCTCGCCATACCTTCGGAGCGGCAGGTATGGCGGGAACACAGAGAGGACGCAAGAACTTTGTTGGGTCATGAGCCCCATGGTGAACCTCACTGGTACACAAGTACAACTCCCAAATTGCCTGCCTGTAACGGCGGGGAACTCGCAGCCTACCCTTACAGGGGTGACCGAGGCCACCGAGCGGGACAGGCAATTCGGGAGGTCGATGCTTCTTCATAGCGACAAGCCGCTGCGAGCGGTAAATCGTCTTGGCGCAGCGAGCAAGACGATTAAACGAAGAAGCATCGGTACCAGATTGGTTCATGACCCCATTACCATTCCTAACGAACTCCTTCAAGGATGCTGGTCTGAACGGGACAAATCCAGAGCCTCCCTTAGCCAGGAGGCCATAGGCTTCGCAGAACACGAAACCTATCTTCGACCGGTAAGACTTTCCTTGATGAAGTTCGCTTCCTATCGCATGAGCTCGTTGCGAATAGGAAGAGACGTTATCTGGATGAGTGACAGCCGCAAGATCATCACCACAAATGATCCTGTTCGGGCCAAGCCTATCACTCATCCAGTGGTTGAGGAGACTAAGAATCGTGAACGAACAAGGAGTTCCCATAAGGGAACCACGAGACTTAGGAACCTCCACACACCCCTCAACCACCTGATAACGTCTTCGGCAAGCTTCAGCCGTTGCTGGCTCCATGTCCGAAAGACGGTAACGGACATAATGCGGATCTGTACCCACTCCGAGGGACTCGGAGAGGGCTTGGACCAGGTGGGCCGGGAGGCCTGCCCGCGCAAGTCCAGAAATGACAGCACAGATCGCATCATGTCCAAAACCGTCAGTGGCACAAGTAAGATCAGCCGAAAGGAAGATCTTACTGTCATGGAAGCCACTCGCTACCCGAGCAAGAATCTCATCCTCCGTGTGCGGAGCATACGGACGAACTGCGATGAGACGCTCGAGGACGCGAGGCCAGACGACCTGTCTCACAAGGTCGCCCTGGGCAACAACTGCTGCCGGCGGAATGGTAATGATTCGTGCCTTCATCCCCAGTTCAGAAATTACGCTAGCGGAATGCTCCACACGACGAC